CTTCATTAGTGTTAATAATGCAGTTGTACCCCCTTCAACAAGGGATATACCTGACATCATCATTGGTGAAGCTCAACAATTTATCTATAATGCTTTAACTCGTTTTACTTGGGGGTATTCTAATACTCCTCAGTGCGAGTTAGATTGGACGTTACTATTTGAAATGTGGAAGTATGGTCCTGGTGCCAGCAATGGTACAAGGGGTACACACTTTTGCGATAAAATAGTACGGAAAATGAGCGCTACTAGTAAGGCCCTTCCCCTTGTGCGCTTACTGCGCTCTTTAACTCCCCGTATTAAGATCTCCGATTTAGAAGATCCCAATCGTGGTGAAATAAAGGTAGTACAAGGGTCTCGGGTTAGTTCTGTCGAGAAAAATCAAACAACTCGGCGTACCATTGGCATAGAACCTTCGGGTAATATGGCTTTGCAACTTGCTGCTGGTATGTATATCGAAGGAGCTTTACGCTCCGTCGGTTTAGATATCACCAATCAAGAAGGCAAGAATAAGCATCTTGCGTACGTAGGTTCTTTAGATGGATCATTGTGCACTATTGATTTAAAAAGTGCATCTGATCTTTTATCTATCGAACTCATCGAGTTGTTATGGCCATCTTCTTGGTCCCATCTCTTCCATATGCTTAGGTCTCCCGAAGCAAATGTTGGTTATGGTACCTGGATCAAGCTCAACATGATGTCAACCATGGGTAATGGTTTTACCTTTCCTATGATGACGTTGACTTTATTAGCCTTGATTTATGGCTATCAACGTTATGTCGGTTACCTCAAAAATAACCGTGTTGACTATACTACTACTGGTGTTTACGGCGATGACATGATATGTCCCGTCGAACACTATAGTGGTATTGTTGAGTTACTCAGTCATTGTGGTCTTATCGTTAACACTGATAAGTCATATGCTGAGGGCCCGTTCCGCGAATCGTGTGGCGGAGACTTTTATCTTGGTGTAGATATTACACCATTTTATGTTGAGTCTCTCGACACACCCGCGGAGATATATGTTGC